GCAGCGAAAACTTCAACTTCTTGAACTCGCTCAGCGTGTCTCAGTTGGAGACCTTGCTAGGATTGCATCCGACAACGGCATCATTGGTTCATCAGCCGGGGATGACCGAATCGGAAGCGGACAAGGCCAGGAAAGAGGCTAAGCGGGCCAAGCTTCGCGACATTCATATTCCCGCACCTCTCGACCCCTCCAGGCGTCTTGAGGCCGAATCTGATTGCTCTCTTTGGCTATCGACCTATTTTGGCTCCCAGTTCTTCGAGGCATGGACCAGCGACCGGCTAGCCATGATCGAATCGATTATCGACGCGGCTAGATACGGCGGGGACCAAGGAATCGCAGGGCCCCGCGGCGAAGGTAAAACGACGTTAGCTATTCGCGTTGCCTTGTTCTTGATGGTCAAAGGTTTATCGACGTTTCCCGTCGTCATCGGCAAGAACGCGGACAAAGCGAAAAAGGAAGTGCGCGACCTAGTTGAGCAACTGCAGCAAAACGACCTTTTTATCCAAGACTAGCCAGAGATCGGCATCCCGTTTCAAGCGGTCGGCGGTTGGTCGAGCCGGGGCCGGATGCAAACATGCGGCGGGCAATCCACCAATATCGTCATCGGGCCGGAATTCTTTGTCTTTCCTACGATCAACCGTAGCCAGATTCCCGATTGGCCCAAAGAGATCGGGCCGTGTAGCAGTGGTCAAGTGTTCTACTCCCTTGGTATCGACGGGGCGATTCGCGGGACCAAGTTCCGATCAATGCGTCCGACGTTGGCGATCATTGACGACATCGAAGACAGGGAAGCGGCGGCTAGCGAAACGATGATTGCCAAGAACGAAGAAATTATCGAGCAAGACATCGGCGGGCTCGGGCAATCTTCCGAGCGCATCCCTCGGGTTGGGCTTTTTACCATCCAGAATCGCAAGTGTATCGCCTTTAAGTACACAGACCCGCGGCAGAAACCATCTTGGCGCGGCAAGCGATACCGCAAGCTTGTGACCAAGCCGGACCGAATGGACCTGATCGAGCAGTACATCGACCTTCGCAAAGGACGCAAAGCCGACGACCCGGACGCCAGGGAGGCTTTCCGTTTTTGGCGCGACAATCAAGCCGAGATTGAACGCGGGGCGGTAGTAAGCAATCAAGCTAGCTACTCCCGAAAGACCCACAGCGACGGCGAACCGATGGAACTCTCGGCGGTTCACAGCTACTTCAACAGGGTTGCCGACCGGGGCCAAAAGGCAGTTTCGACCGAAGACGACAACGACCCACCAGAGGAAGCCGGGCCAATGGGCTTAGGGATAACTCCGGCTCTGGTCGAGTCGCGGATAAGCGGCTTGGTTCGACGCCAACTACCGGCCAATACCGTGGCCCTAACAGCGGCGATCGACTTGGGCAAGTATTACCTTCACTGGGTTGTGACGGCGTGGTGGCACGGGGCTGGGGGCGTTGTGGCCGACTATGGAATCCAGCAGGTCTACGGGACCGATCGAAGCATGGATCACGAGGCTAGCGAGCCAATGATTTACCAGGCCCTATTAAGCCTTCGGGATGAGCTTCTGCAGAAAGAATTCGTCGACACAACCGGAACGCGGCGGGCAATCGACTTTTGCCTAGTGGACTCAGGGGCCTTCACGAATGCGGCGTACTCTTTTTGTCGTGAAGTCGGCGGTATATTCCATCCATCGAAGGGGCAAGACCCGTATCACAGGAAAGCCAAATCTAGTTTGGTAACAATCGCAGGGGCCAACTTGCATGCACAAAAGCTTCCGTCGTCGAATGTTTGGCTCTACGAACTCGATACTAGCTACTGGAAGCAATTCATCCACGAACGATTCCTAACGCCGACTTTCGACGAATCAAACATGCTTCGGCGCGGGTCGCTTTCGGTGTTCAGCCTTGAAGACGAAAAGCGGCATTCGCAGTACGCGCAGCATATTGCAGCCGAAGAGCTAGTCACCAAGTTCACTGAGGGCAAAGGGGCCAAGACCTATTGGAATGTCCGAGACTCGAATAACCACTGGCTCGATGCAACTTACATGGCGGCGGCAGGGTCGGAGGCATGCGGCGTAAAATTGATAGCCCCTAGTGAAATCGAGGTTGCTCCAAAGCATATCGGCGATGAGCCGAAACAAGCCAAGCCTGTCCAGCAAGCCTACAGGCATGGGCAGCAACGATTTAGGCAGCGTCAAGGCGGATGGATTCCCAAACGAAGAGGATGATATGAGCAAGAAAACCAGCAAGCTAAAAACCAATTTGACCTGGGAAGAGCGACACGGGCCAGCGGTGGCGGTTCGTGTAACTCACGACCCATCGACGGATATCGTGTCCAGGGTTGAAACGATCAACGAAAACGGAAAGATTATCGAGCAGTGCTACCCCATCCCCCGCGAAGATGAGGCAAGGCCTTGCGCCCTTTGCGAATCACGCCGACCGATCGGGACAAGCTACTCTAGGGTCTATTGCACCAAGAGCAATGCCCGATACTGCAAATGCTCGTACTGCGGGCATACTTGGACCCAGGAGCGTAAATAATTTAGCCCAGTGTACTAATGGAATAGTACAGGCATCTACCAAGCAACCGCAAGCCATGCAACGATTGACGCATGGCATCAGCGGCAAGCCTTCTAGCACTAATCGACGCAGCTATCGAGGCCCTTCTAAACGGGAGGGTGTCTCAGTATACCATTGGCTCGCGGACCGTGACCAAGCTCGACCTAACGGCATTGATGGCCGAGCGAAAAGCGTTGCTCCATCAAGTCCAACGTGAAAGCGGATCGGGCGGTATCTCCCTCGGGCGAATCGTGGGGGGCCGTCGATGATTGAGCGATTTATCGATTCGGTAGTCTCGGCAGTTAGCCCCATCGCGGGATTGCGACGGCAGGCAGCACGCAAGGCCCTTGCTAGATCCTATCAAGGGGCCGAGCCATCGCGGGTAAGCAGCAATAGGCACCCGAAGAATCTACCAGCCGACCAAGAATTGATGGGGCCATTCGGGGCCGATAGGCTGCGGGCCGAGGCTAGGCGATTGGTTCGAGACAACAGCTACGCATGGGGCGTGGTAGACACAATTGTTTCTTCCGTCGTCGGTGCTGGCATCCAAGCCCAATCGACCTTTGAGACTCCCGAAGGCGATGACATCGAGGGCATCAACGACCTACGCGACAAGGCTTGGTCCGAATGGTCGGAAGTCGCGGACATCAACGGGCGTTTGACCCTTGAAGAAATCCAGATTATCGCCCTTCGCGAAATGGTCGAAGCGGGCGAAGTGCTTATCCGCATCGTCAATCTGCCATCGACCGAATACCGTGGAATCTCTCGACCGATTCCGATGGCCCTTGAGATCATCGAAGCCGACAGGCTAGCGACCGATCGAGATACATACACGCTTGGAATCGATCGCGGCGATGGTACTCGGGTAATTCGCGGGATCAAGGTCGACGAATCCGGCAAGCCCCTTGCCTACATGATCTATGACGATCATCCGCTACAGCCTTACGCAGTAAGCCGAACGCCAAAGGAAATCCCGGCCAGGGAAATCATTCACCTATTCAGGCAGGATCGAGTCGGGCAGACTCGCGGCGTTACTTGGTTTGCTCCAGCGTTGGCGTCGATTCGCGACCTCGGAACGTATCTCGACAACGAGCTCCAGGCCTCGGCAATCGCATCCTGTTTCACGGCAGCAATCAAGACCGAAACGCCATTGGGCAATCTATCCGATCCAGAGACCGGCAGCGGAATCGACAAGGCAGGCAATCGAGAGCGATACATCGAACCGGGCTTAATCTTTGATCTTAACCCAGGCGAATCGGTCGAGGTTATCAACCCGACGCGGCCAAACAACGCAGCGGGCGAATGGACCAAGGTTATTCTTCGAGGGATTGCGGTAGGGACCGGGCTAAGCTACGAGGTTGTAGCTCGGGACTATTCGCAGACCAGCTACAGTTCAAGCCGGACTAGCCAACTCGAAGACCGAAGGCGTTTTCGGATCATCCAGAAATACATCATTCGGCACCTCCTACAGCCTGTTTGGGATCGCTTTTGCGACGCAGCGACCAGAACTAGCCTCGACGGTTTCCCTTCGCCTATTGACCTACTAAGCGATCGCAGACGGTTTACCCCCGTTGAATGGCAGACACCTAAATGGGAATGGGTCGATCCAGGCGTTGAGCAACAGACCAGCGAATCGGGCATCAATTCGTTTACGGCAACCTACAGCGAAGTGCTTGGGGCTCAGGGTCTCAACTTCCGGACGGTGTTTTACCAACGGGCCAAAGAAAATCGGCTCCTTCAAAAGCTTGGTTTGCAAACGCCAGAGCAGACGCAGCTAGCGATTTCAGCGGCTCAGACGCAAGGGGCGGCAGGATCGCAACCAGCGACCGGCAGCGGCGAAATGATGGGGCTATCGACACTCCAATTCAATCGCAACCGCAAGGCCATTGCCAAGACCCTCGACGAGCTAGCTAGCGGCGTCATTAGCGAAGCGGCGGCTAGGGTTTTCCTGTCGTCGGTCGGCATGTCCGAAACGAGCGTACAGGCCCTAATCGACGACGCAAAAGACGGATCAGTGGACACGCTACCGGCTGAGGTGACGGCATGAACAAGCAGGACCTAACCAAGCGACGAAAAGAACTCGACGCAAGACGCCAAGCCAAGCCTATCGAGGGCGATTCGATCGTTCGCCAGTTCGGGACCGTGAAAGATGGCCGAGCGGTAATTGCGACAGAGACCCCGGTTATGGTCTACGACCAGGAACGCGGTTGGATCAAGCAAGTATTGTTGATGGATGGCGTTCGATTCCGCAACGACAAAAAGCAGTTGCCTATCGTCGATTCGCACAATGACAAAAC